AATCCTAGTTCAGCCATTAATTTATTTTTACCCATACCATACATTAAACCTAAATTAATTGTTTTGGCTTGCTTACGTTCTATACCTGCCATATCTGCTACAACCTGGTGGAAATCTGCATCTCCTGCATTGTATGCATCAACAATCTCATCAACACCTTCTAAATTTTGTAGTTTAGCATAGTGTACTAAAATTCTAGGTTCTTGTTGTGAGTAGTCAAATGATCCCCATACATGTTTTTCTTCTGGAATAAATATAGATCTAATCATAGGACCAAGTTCAGGATGTCTTGCAGGAATTTGTTGTAGGTTTGGATTACTCATAGAAAATCTACCTGTAACAGTTCCGCCTGCGTCTGATCTAATTTGATTTATGTCTGCGTGTATTCTACCATCAACTGCATGTTTAGTTATTGAATCTATAAACGTACTGTGAGCTTTGTTAAGTTCTCTTGCTTCAGCTATCGCTTTAGGTAATTCATGTGGGTGGTTTTGTAAAAAGTTTTTAGTAAAGCTTGGTTCATTACTTTTAGCTGTTCTATCATAAGGTAATTTAAGTTTGTCAAAGGCTTTTGCTATAGATCTAGCTGCCATAATCTCTACTTCAACACCAGTTAAATCTTTTATTTTTTTAATTAATGCCTCTTCCCTTTTAATTAAATTTAGTTTAATCTTTTGTGATTTTTCTAAATCAACTCTTACTCCCTTAAATCTCATATCAACAAGACAAGGAAATAAATCTGTTTCTAATGTAAAGACATCCATTAGTTCTTGATTATACAATTCTCTTTTTAATGTTTGCCAAAGTTTAAGTGTAGATTCTGCATCACGTTCTGCATATTGACCTACAAACATTGCAGGCATTCTCCACATATCTGCTTTAGGATCTAATCCATATTCTTTTGCAGCCTCAACTAAAACTTTTTCGTCTTTACCTAAACCAACATAATATTTTGCCAATGAATTTAATTGATAACTCATTCTGTTTTCATCTATTAAGCTTGCTGCTATCATAGTGTCCACAATGGGTCCTTTTATGGTAAGTCCTGCTGACCTTAACCAGCACACATCATACATCGCATTATGAAAGATAAATGTAGTTTTTTCTTGATTTAGTATGTCTTGGAGCCATCCTAATACTAATTTTTTGTCCATATTACCACCTTGCTCGTGATGTATCGGAAAATAGCCTGACCAGCCCTCTACGGCCACCGCAACCCCAGCAATGTGACCTCTATTTGTAACATTACCTGATCCTAACTGTTTTAAATGTGGATCATTAGTCTCTAAATCTATTGCAATTTCTTTATGTCCTCTTAAATCTTTTAATTCATCGGGCATTACCCACTCTGTTTCTGGAGTAAACAAAGGCATCTGTGTATTTCTCATTCGTAATCCCTTTCGATTATCATATCAATATAGTGTTTAGCTTTAAGAAGGTCCTCTTTCCCACCCTTATTTTTCGCTCTCACTATATATTTTATAGCGTTGCCTTCCGCAAAAAGCAACTTATTTTTGTTTATAAACTCTGCGGGCTGAATGACATAATCTCGATAGTGATTGCCACCTACCTGCCTAGTTAAGGTGTTTTTTTTCATACTCTTTATATTCCTTTATTGTTTTTTCACTTGGATAATAAACATCGACCACACAATGACATTTAGGACAATGTAAATTAGTTACAAAATCATAAGTATCATCATCCTCTATATCGTGATCAGCTCCCCATATTAGTTCTGTTTCGCAGTGCCAGCACTTCATATTTTAACTCCTTTCAAATAATTTATTGCATTTTGTAGTCCTTCTATATTATCTCCAAAACTTCCATATGCTGCGTTACAATTTATACATAACCAACCTCTGTGAATAAAAGTTTTATGACAATGATCTAAAACAAGTTTCTTTTTTATTTTCTTACAATTTTGACATTTGTTGTCTTTAGGATAAGGAATAGTAATTTTTACTTTATATCTTCTATTATGTCTTTCAGTATTATAACAAAATTTACATTGAGTTCTCAATCTACGAATATCATAATTATTACATTGAGCTGTGTGAAAATTTTTTTGATTAAAATTTTCTTTACAAGTATTACAAATGTAAGTATCAGTTTCTTTACCAAGAACTTTTATTTTTCCTTTTTTACTATCTCTTAAAAAATATTCTAAAGGGCCATTTGTTGTTTCTATTATCATAGTATATAAGCTCGATCAAAGTTCTTTGGATCTAACACATGCAATTCACGCTTCGCTCTCGTCGCTCCAGTATAGAATAATCTATGTAATTCATCCGGGTCATAACTCATCGTTTCTAACGCTGCATTGGTAAGGTCCTGCATAAGCAGAACGTTGTCGGCTTCTCCTCCTTTTGCTCCGTGTATTGTTGACATAATGATACGAGGATTTTTATTTATCATCTCACCATTCGCCCTCATATTACGAATGTAATTCTCTGTGATATTATCTAAACCTTCAAAGGCATCATACCATACACTGTCTGTAACCAAACCGTGTTCAGCTCTACAATCTCTCATTAAATATTTTGTATCAGAGTGTAATGTTTTACCTGTTCTAAAACCTGGCAATACATTAGAGCCAAGGTATTCATATATATTTTTTATTTCTATATTACCTAGAGAAGCATCTTTACGCCAATGTTCCCAATTATTTAAAGCCATAAGAAGTTTTAATGGCACGGAGTTAACACCTCTATGTTGATAGTACCAACCTTGTAATTCACATAAATCTTTTACATCATCTAAAAAATGATTTGCTGATGACAAGACTAACCAATTACCTTTAGACATATCTACTTGTGTAATATCAGAGTATCGTTTTAGTTTACCTTGTTCAGCTCTAGGCTTATAATCTTTATCAAATCTATTCTGTACTTTGTTTATAATCTTTTGTGATAGTTCGTGTATTGGTCCGCCTGGTATTCTATAAGATTGATCTAATACTTTAATATCATTAACTTCTTCTTTAAGTGCTATGAAATGGTCTACATCAGCTCCAGCCCATTTAAATATAGCTTGATCATCATCGCCTGCAATATAAGTTTTCTCTGCGTTGGCCCATAATGATCTAACCATTTCCCATTGTATTAAAGATAAGTCTTGTGCCTCATCTATAAATAATGCTTTAAAATTTTGTTTAGTTGTTTGTGTAATAAAATCTTCTTATAAATCTGTAAAATCTTTCAAACCTTTTTCTTTTTTATATCTCTTTAGTTCTTCCGATAGTAAATAAAGTGTATCTCTTTCTATATCTAATATGTTCTGTCTAGAATCATAATACTCTAATAGATCCATACGTTTAACTCTAGCTGTATTCATAATCGTTAAGTATTCATTGTCAGAATTAAATGTACCATCATCTGTAGAATACTTTGCTGTCTTAATAGGTATACCTACTAATTTACCAAACTCTCTGTAATTATCTCCTGTCATCATTTTTTCTTTTGTCATAGCTAAACGACTGAACGCGTAAGAATGTAGAGTTCTAAAGTTCTCTAAATCTTTTTCTGCATCCAGACCAAACTTTTCAGCAGCTCTGTTTGCAGCTTCTCTTGCAGCTTTTCTAGTAAAAGAAAAGTATCCTATTTGTTTTGGCCTAATCCCCTGTTGAATGAACTGATCGACTAAATTCAATAACGTTGTCGTCTTGCCCGTCCCTGGTGGACCTAGTATTATAGTTTTCATATTTTAATAATCTTTTTCTTAATATATCTATTTTCATTTCTAATAACTCACATCTACTTTTTTCTAATCGGTATCGTAGATTCCAATTAATACCTATGTCTTTTACCTTACTCATTAAAATGCCTCCTGATGGTATTCTACTTTAGAAACACCAGCTTCTGTTTGTTTCATTGTTTTTATTTTTATTAGTCTTGGTTGTTGTTTTTTTATTCTTACTCTTTCTTCTGATACAAATGTATCTTCTAATCTTTTGATTAGATTACCTGTTTTAATTTTATCTACTTCCCAGTTATTCTTTTTTAAGAATGCGTAAAAATCATCCATTCTAAAATAAGTAAATTCTTTATTATCATCTGTGTATGGTAATTTATTAAATACATCATCCATAGTTCTTGCTGACTGTCTGTTAGTAGTCCAGTCTTGTAATAATCCTGTAAGTTGATTCATAGGATTTAAAGACTCTAATGGTTCTACTTCTTGTAGATTGTTCATCATAGGTTTTAAAAAATGTTGTTTCCAATCTTTTGCTTTTGGTACAGGTACAACTAAATTAGCTTGATCTAAACATGCTAATGCAAATAAAGGGGAGCTGTATAACTGTTCTGATTTTAATTCGATCCGCGTTCCATCTACATCTAAAAACCATTGTGGTGGACTTGACTTGTATTTAGTAAGATTGCCTAGTTGTGGCATCTCCTCTTCACCAAAACCTACACCAAATCGTTTCGTTCTACACAAACCCGATTGACAGATCGCGTTGATGGGTGCGTCTTTACATCTATACTTGTCATAACCTTTACGATTAACTGATTTAATTAATTGTTGAACCTCACTATTACTTAACTTGGGTTCCATATGTTTTATATTAGCTTCGACAATTTTATCTTCCCAACTATCAGGATGAGCTTGTTTATAATAAACTGCAATATTAAATAATGCATTGTTTCTAGACCCCTCACCAAAACCAGTTGATGCCAACTTGTTTAGACAAGGAGGTCCAGCAGGAAACGCTTCTTCTATTTTCTTTTCTTCAACTTTAATTTGTTTGACTTGTTCTTCACTGCAACCATGTAAATCATAGAGCTTATAAAATTCCTCAAGTGAAGCAGCATCGCCGTTATCATTAATCGCATATCTTAATCCTTTTGTTTCATTGTAGTAGGGTAAGTTTAAGAAATTACCTGTATCCCCACGTTCTACAAGTATTTCTGTTTGTTTAGGAAATATCTCTGATCCTTCATAACCTAAAACTTTTGCTAATTTTTTGAGTGTGCTCTGCATAAGAGATGCAGAGATAAATTCTGTAGTAAATAAAAATACGTGAGCACCGCCTGATTTAGAACGGCAAACAATTAAGGGGAAATTAAGATTTCGTATGCTTTGAATGAGGCTGCCGTGGTCGAAATTGTAACTGTCAATATCAATACAGCCCCAACGACACGTGTTATCCTCACGAATGGGGATAATCCCGAGAGCCGGACCTTTTCCCTGTAAATGGTTCTCCCACAAATCATCGCTAACATTCTTTCGAACAATGAATGCCTTACCTTTTTGTTTACTCCCGTTTTCACTTCTTTCGCCTTTCTGATACTGTCCATATGCTATTTTTAATCCTTCAAATATATGTTTAAATTTTTCTGTCTTCATTATCATTTCTTGTTCTTTTGTAAAGGGGAACCTTTCGATTCCCCCTTATTAAACTAAAACGGTGTTTTAGTTTGAGATGTCTCTTCCACATCTGCTTTTGTTTGCACGTTACCTTTTGAGACGTTTCCAGAAAAGTCTTTTGCATTTAAATACAAAGTCTTATCCTTTTGTCCCATTA